CGCGATATGGAATCGTGGCATACTATGCGGGGTGTTCGTAACAATAAACTGGCTGCCACTGATTTTTATGCTTTAAGCGATGTTACTATGTCATCTGATATGGCAACTTATAGGCAAGCCTTGCGCGACTTACCAGCTACGGCTGATATAACTAAATGGGATACCGCTGATTGGGCTTGGCCGACAGAACCTGCGTAAAGTAAACCCCCCATGAAAACAATTACATCAGTGGCACATCTAGCAGCAGCAATGGGAATTGAAACATGGATTGTAACTCTTATGAAGAACGAGCTAAGCTATCATAACACATAGAAACTAATGAATATGATACAACATGTAACTTAATGAAGGAGAAAAACATGTCTGAAGTAATTGATATTAATGGTACTAAATATACAGATGAGGATTTTAATAAAGAACAAAGATATTTTCTTAAACAAATTCGGTCTTGTAAGGCAAAAGCTGTGCAATTGCAATTTGACCTTGATCAAGTTAAAGTTGCTGAACAGGCCTTTGCAAATACATTTTTAGTTTCTATGGAAACAAAGAAGAATGAGGAGAACTCTGAAAAAGAAACTGAATTTTCGTTAACTGACGTTCCATCGTCAGGTGTTTCCTCGGCTGGTACACAATAAATAGTTATATTATAAATATTGTTTATAAATAACATTAGGATATAAAAATGGCAGCAATCATAACAGAAAAATTTAGAAAACACAATGCGACTCAGTTTTATGAGTCTTTTAGTGAGGCGTCAGCAAACGTCTATTATCTTATGATCGGTAAAGCCACGCCCTTTACATCAGGAACTTCTGGGGGAACAGATGATTCTCCTCCAACTCCTGCTGATGATGTTTCTAATGAATTTTATATTTGGGATCATACAGTTGCTTTGAAAAATATTTCTTCTTCAAATGTACAATATGCTGTTCCTCGTAGAGATTGGGCAAACAGTACAACATACGATATGTACGAGCATAATATTAGTTCATCAAATACAACAACAGCTGGTGCATCAAATTTGTATCAATCCACTTTTTTCTTTAAAACTTCTGATAACAGAATCTATAAAGTTTTAGATAATAACGGTGGAACTGCTTATTCTGGTTCAGAACCTAGTTCTGAATCAACTTCTCCATTTGTTCTTGGTGGATATACACTTAAATATATGTACACTATTAGTGCATCTGATGCAACAAAATATCTTACTGCTGATTTTATGCCGGTAGCAACGGATAGCACGGTAAGTGCTGCAGCTACTGATGGTAAGATTGAAAGTTTGGTTATAACTGCTGGTTCTGGATATACAGATGGAACTTATTATGCAGCAGTATATGGTGACGGTACTAGTCAAGGAACCTCTTCAGGTGCAATTGTAAGTATAGTTGTTAGTAGTGGACAAATTCAATCATTTGGCTTAACGGCGGGAACGGATACAACTGTGTACGCTGGTGGTGCTGCATATACATACGGAACAGTAAATCTTGGTTCAAGTTATACTTTTTCTGATGCAGCTCTTACCTCTGCATCTTCAATGGGAAGTGGCACTTCTGGTGCGGTAAGCGTTGTGATTAGTCCAAAAGAAGGACATGGAAATGATGCAGTTAATGAGTTGGGCGGCCACTATGTAATGATGAGAACAACTCTCGCTGGCGCAGAGGCTGATGATGTTTTAGCTGGAAATGATTTTAGAAATATTTCTCTTGTTACTGATCCAACTACTTGGGGAACTTCTACGGCAGCATCATCAACAACATATCGCCAAGCATATGCATTAAAACTTACTTCTACTTCTGGAACATTTACTGTTGATGAAAAAATAACACAAACAACTACTGGCGCAATCGGTAAAGTAGTTGAGTGGGACAGTACACTTTCTATTCTTTATTATCAGCAAGAAAGATATGGAGATTATGGAACCAGCAGTACTACAGGTGCAAGAGTTGATTTCTCTGGTGCAAATGTGGTTACGGGTGCAAGCTCTTCAGCAGTTGGAACGCCTGACGCAGCAGCAGATACAGCGGTAACTCTTGCAAACAGTAATACGATTACATTTACAGATGGTTATGCAAATCCAGAACTTCAACCCGATAGTGGAAATATAATTTATCAGGAAAATAGAAAACCGATTAGTAGATCAACGGACCAAACAGAAGATATTAAGATCATAGTGGAATTTTAAGATATGCCTCAAAAAACAGACCTTAATGTAGCACCCTATTATGATGACTATAGCAGTTCAGATAATTTTGTTAAAACTCTTTTCCGGCCGGGATTTGCAATTCAGGCGAGAGAATTAACACAATTACAATCTCAACTTCAATCACAAATTGAAACGCATGGTACTCATATCTTTAAAGAAGGTGCGATGGTCATTCCCGGCCAACTTATGCTCAATACGGGGTATAGTTCTCTTAAATTAGCGTCCACTTTTTCTGGAGAAACAATTGATCCTTCCCAGTATTATAGCACTACAACTCCTGTTACAATTACAGGGGGTACTACTGGTGTTACTGCTGTCGTTATTGGTTATGACGCTGCAACCACAACAGACCAACCCACATTATATTTGAGGTATGTTAAAACAGGTACGGATACCTTTATTAAAAAATTTGCAGACGGGGAAAATATATCTGCCGACGCAGGAATTACACATACAACAGCATATTCTTCTGATGCTGCATCTGCAACAACTTATACTTCTTCATACAGTGAAGCTGCAGGGTCTACAGTGGCACAACTTAATGGTTCTACTGGCCCGGCCGCAGGAACAGCTGCAGCTGCAATTGTACAGGCGGGGGTATATTATATTCGTGGTTTTTTTGTAGAGTGTACAGAACAAACATTAATTATTGACAAGTATGAAACTAAAGTTAGTGCTCGTATTGGTTTTACAGTAACAGAAACTTTAACCACACCAGAAGATGATACAAGTCTTTTGGATAATGCAACAGGTTCAACAAATTATGCTGCAAAGGGCGCACATCGTCTTAAATATACCCTGACACTTGCTAAACTTGATTTGGGTTCAGAGGCTGACAGTTCGTTTATAGAATTAATGCAAGTTGATTCTGGTGTTATTGATTCTTTGGTATATACTTCAGCATATAATATATTAGAAGAAACTATTGCTCGAAGAACTTATGATGAGTCTGGTAATTATACTGTTCGGCCGTTTACTGTTGTGATGAGAGAAAGCAATACATTAAATGAAAAGCTTGGTGTATATGATGCTGGTGCTTATACAGATGATAATGTAGTTTCAAGTAATTCTTTATTAACTGCTCAAGTTTCTACAGGTAAGGCTTATGTTAAGGGTTACGAAATTGAAAAAATTGCTGCAACCTTTAAAGATGTTACTAAAGCAAGAGACTATGAAACAGTAAATGCTGGTATCACAACATTTAATATGGGTAATTATGCACTTATTGAAAATGTGCATGGAACTCCTGATATTACATCTATTTCGGGTGAAACAACTGCTTATAAAACTATAAGTTTATATAACCATTTTACAACCAGTAGAGGTTCTATACCAGCGCCGTCAGAAGGCGAGACTATGCTACCTATTGGTCAATGTCGTGCCAGAGCGATAGAATATGATTCTGGTACTATTGGAACTAATGATGCGAAATATAAAATATATCTTTTTGATATAAGGATGTTTCAATTAATTACACTTAGCGGTACTCCAAGTCCTACTCTTATTGCAAATTGGGCCAGTGGTGGTGTAAAAATAACTGGTTCTACTTCTGGTGCAACTGGATATGTTGTTAATAATATTGCAACAACAAGTGGGACGCACATGTACCTTACTAATGTTTCTGGAACCTTTTTAAATGGTGAAACCTTTACAGCTTCTGATTCAGCTGAAACTGGTGGAATTGTAGAAGATTCAGACAATACTGATATTACTATGACCAATATTGGCACCTCATCTGCATCTGGATACTTCCCTCACACGTTTGAAGAAGCTCGTTCTATGACGATGGTAGACGATGATACTGGTCAAAGCTTTACAGCGGATTTGGTATTAAGTCCTCTTGCAAATAGATCAAGTCAAGAAAATAGCGTAACATTAGACGGCACAGATACTGGTAGTGCAAATGCAAACGCTCGCTGTGGTGTTGGTGAAACTGGTGATACTAATGCTAATACTGGGGGAACTTTGTTAGAATCGATTCTCCTTCCAAGACTTGTTAATCCTGATCAAAACAATTCATTAGAGAAACTTCCAAAACAAGTCATTAAAACACTTTTGACAACTACTAATTCTGGAATAACAGATACACAGTACACTATTCGTAGACAATTTATTGGAACTACAAATGCTTCTGGTGTAGTATCATTTAATGCAAGTTCAAATGAAACATTTGTTGCTCATGCAGAAAAAGATTATGTTATGTCAATTCTTACTGCTGGTGGAGGTACAGGTTCGTCTGGTGATCTCGTCAGCATTTCTTCTACAATAAGTGGAGCGGGAACTGTTACGATTACAATTACTGATTCTACTGTTTTGGGTAGTACTGCAAAAGTAAAACTTACAGCAACTATTCTTAAAACATCTGTAAATCCGAAAACAAAAACCACAAAACTTATGAAACAACTTAAAGTTTCAACAGGAACTGCTGATGCGTATGGAACACGACCAACCGACAGAGAAATTTCTCTGGGCCGTGCCGATGCGTTTAAATTAGTTGGTGTTTTTGATTCATTAGATACATCTACGGATGCTGTTGCTCCTACTCTAACGATTGGGTCAATTACAGGAACATTTACGCGAGGTGAAAAAATTACAGGCGGAACAAGTGGTGCGACAGGAAGAATTATCACTACTGCAAGTCCGATAAGTTATATTTCTACAAATACTAAAGTTTTTGTTGCAAGTGAAGTTATTACAGGAGAAAGTTCTGATGCAACAGCTACAACATCAGATACAACAACCGGCGATAGAGTAATTACATCAAACTATCTTCTTGACACCGGCCAACGTGATAATTTCTATGATATTGCAAGAATTATAAGAAAAAGAGGTCAAGCTGCTCCTATAGGGAAACTTCTTGTTGTATATGATTATCTTGAACATGGCTCTGGAGATATGTTTACAGTTGATTCTTATAGTGATGTTGCTAAACAAATGGAATATGATGACATTCCAATATATACTGCAACAAAAATTGATGTAACTGATCCTAAACCAAGTGGTCAATTTCCTCTTTATAGTAGTTATGATTTTAGACCTAGAGTTGATGATATTACTGGAGCATCTGCAACGCTGTCAACGGTTGATGAAATAACAGGAAATTCTTTTAATTTCTATGAAAGAACATTTGAAGGAACTGGTGGTTCTACTGTTGATTTTCCAAAACCAGGCTCTTTTGTTCAAAGTGATTTTGAATATTATCTTCCTAAATTTGTAGCAATAATTCTTGAGTCCAGAGGAAATTTCCGTGTTATTGAAGGAGAAGGTGCTGAAAATCCCCTACTACCTAAAGTGCCAGAGGATTCAATGTTAATTTGTACTATGTTCCTTCCAGCATATACTTTTGATCCAACTAATGTTACAATAAAAAGAGAAAAACACCAAAGATATACCATGAGAGATATTGGTAAACTTGCAAGAAGGATAGATCATGTTGAATATTATACTGCATTAAGTTTGTTGGAAAGAGATGCCGAAAGTTTTGAGGTAACTGATGCAAATGGACTTAACAGATTTAAATCTGGTTTTGTGGTTGATAATTTTAAGGGCCATCGTATTGGTGATACTGCTCATAGAGATTATAAGAATTGTATGGATTTTGAACTTGGCCAATTGCGGCCGAAGCACAAAGCAAAGGCAATAGCTTTGGAAGAAAAGGTTTCAACTGATACAGATAGAACTGCGGCTGGATATCAAAAAACAGGAGATTTAATTACTCTTCCTTACACAGAAATAACTATAACAGGACAATCTTATGCATCAAGGATAGAAAAAGTTAATCCTTTCCAAATTTCTAGTTGGTTAGGAACTATTGAATTATCTCCTTCAGGTGATGAATGGTTTGAAACAGAAGTTATACCTGATCTTATTGTTAATGAAGAAGGAGATTATGATGCGGTTTTAGTACAAGAAGCAAATAATCTTGGAACGGTTTGGAATTCATGGCAAACACAGTGGTCGGGAGTTGTGGAAACACGAACAGATAATTGGGTAGAGGGTGGAACACAGCTTCAACCAGACAGGTATAATGTAAAAAGAACTACGCAAACGGTTAGAACTGATCAAACCAGAACTGGTGTTAATACACAAGTTTCTCTTAGGGTTGACAGAGTATCTCAAGGGTTGCGAGTTGTTTCTCAAGTTGCAATACCAGTAATACGGTCAAAAACAATAACATTTACTGGAGAAAATTTTAAACCAAACACAAGAATATATCCATTTTTTAATAAAACTGCTGTTAGTTCTTATGTTACACCTTCTAGTACAGACTATACAACTGCTACAACGCCTATTGCTGGCAGTCCTTTGGTTACAACTGCAACAGGTAAGATTGTGGGAACATTTGTAATACCAGACCCAAAGGTATCTGGTAATCCTACTTTCCCAACAGGAAATATTGAATTTGTGCTTACTTCTAGTTCATGGAACGGTGTAGCAGCTTCATCGCATGAATCAGGAACTGCTGGATCGACAATTTATTCTGCTGAAGGACTTCTTGAAACAGAACAAGAAACAATTATTGCAACGAGAAACGCTGAAATTAGTCGAACAAATACATCTGGTAGCACTTCTTTTAATACAATTACTTCACATGATTTGCGTACATCTTCTGGTAATTGGCATGAAGAACAGGCAGCTGCTGAGGCTGCTCGTGCTGCTGCGGCCGCAGCGGCTGCGGCAACTGCTGCTGAAGCAGCTGCAGCGACAGCTGCTGCAAATAGTCAAACAGTTCAACACGGCAACCGAGAGATCATGGTTTGGTCCGGAAAGAACGGTTGGATAACTCGGTATTCGGGCTTTACAGGCGGTGTTGCCCCCGGCATCGGCCAAACATCGGGCAAGCCCGGTCACTCCGGCATCTGATGACAGCTAGAGTAAGGAATATTTTGCATGAGCACTATTAGTCAAACATTTAAAATTCCAGGCGATGCATCTGGTTCCACCAATGGAGCATTTATTACATCCGTTGATCTTTATTTTTCTAGT